AGGTGGGTGAGTTCGTCGAGGGTGGCGTCAAGAGAGGGCGAGGTGGACGAGGAAAGCGATGAGGGCGCAGGAATAGAGGAAGAGGAGGAAGTCAACACGGCGTTGCTGGCGGCGGAGTTGTTGAGCGGCGGTGCTGCGGGCTTGGGATCGCTGGCGCTTGAGGAAAGAGGGAAGGGTTGGGGTGTTCATGGTTGAGGGATGCAGGAGAGGATCTGAGCTGAGGGGAATTGCTGCTGAAAGGCGGTGGTGGCCTGCTCGGTGGTCATGCCTGAGGGAGTGATCCACTCGGTGCGCTGCTCGGCGTGACAGGGGTAGGCAGGGCCCGTGGGCACGTAGGTGATGAAGTAGGTCACGCGGGCCTCCAGCCGTGCTGCCAGGCACGGGTGATCAGGTATTGGCGGTTGTGGGAGCCGTAAGCGATGCGACGGTCTTCGAGGAAGTCGATGGCCTCCTCCTCGTGGAGGTCAGAGGTGATGGCGTCTTCAAGGATGACGGCCAGCAGCTGCTGCTCGTTAGCGCTAGTCATCAGCGGCACAGGGAAGGGTTGCGGTCGGCGGCGCTCAAGCACTGGGCGCTGTAGTCGTCGAAGTCATCGGCCGGGTCGGAGTGTGGGTGCTCGACGGCGGTGATGGTGAAGGGCTGGGCAGCGTCGAGGAGATCGGCAAAGACTGCGGGCAGATCAAACTCGTCGGTGATGTCGTCCCAAGTTGGGGAGACGAAATGAAAGAGGGTGGCCATGGGCAGGTGTGCGGGGGATCGCTCCCATGCCCAAAGCTTAGCGCTAGGGGACGCTAGTGGCAAGACTAGCGTTACGAGATTGACATAGGTGCGCCGGGATTCCGATGGTCCGCACGACCCGCCCTGATTTCCCGTGAGGGTGTTGTATTCAGGCCATCCCGGCGGGCTCATGGTGCCACGTGTGCGCTGGCCGAGCCAGGGTCGCTAGTGGGCAACGCTTACAAAACAGAGGCCTCTCCGGTTAAGGAGAAGCCCATGACCCGTTGAAGGTGTGATGCCAAGAGCGCCGGGGCGACCGAAGTGACTGATCGGGTCTCTTGCATCCCTAGCCCAAAGGCCAGCGCACAGAACAGGATTTCTCTTGTGCTGGAAGGATTTTACCAAGGGCGAAAGCGCAGGGCGTACTGCTCGCAGATGTCCAGCCAGGCCTGCAGGCACTCATCAGCGGTGTGGGTCTGGATGGTGAGGCTGCCGGGGCGGGACCAGAGGGTGAGGCAGCGGCTGATGGGGAGCTTGTAGTGGTCGCCGATCATTTCCACGCCAGCCCCGAGCTGGGGCCTGGTGTCGTAGGGGACGCTGGTGGCCTTGCTCTGGGTCTTGAGATCAGCGATGCCGTAGCTGCCGTCCTGGAAGCGGATCACGAGGTCAGCGGTGCCGGCCACGTTGCGGCGCAGGCTGTAGGCCATCACCTCGGCGCCCACCACGGTGATGCGATCCCACAGCTCGTGGGACAGCAGCGGGTCGATCCAGTCCTGATAGTCAGAAGGGGGCGGCGCCTGCAGGCCAGCGGGTGGATTGGGGTTCCACCGCTGGTGGACAAAGGCTTCCAGGCTCTGGTGCAGCAGGTTCCCGCGTGGTTCCCAGATGTGTTTGGTCGCCATGATTGCCTCCATCTGCTGGGGGGTCTTGGTCACGGCTGAGATCAGGCCGGTGGTGCTGACCGGGAACTGGTGGCCATTGGAGAGGCGGTACGTCCACGTCTCGCTGTCCCTCGTGAGGCCTAGTGGCGGCAGCCAGGTCAAAGTCGCGGGGGTCGATGGGCTGGACGACTTGGCCGGTGTTGGGCTTGCGGAGGGGGTTGGCATACGGGATGGGCGGCTCGTAGTTGGGGGTGAAGTAGGGGGAGCGCCGAGCGTCAATCAGCTGCTGCTCGTAGTTGGGGGAGGGATAGTCGATCTGTTCGAGGGTCCAATGGCCGGCGGTGATGCCGCGCTGGAGGAGGGCCTGCACAGCCGAGAGATCAAAGGGTCGTTGCATCAACGCACCCTCCAGATCGGCTGTCGGCGGCCGTGGCTGCGCACGCAGGTGCTCTTGGCTAGGCGCCCCGTGTCGATCAGGATCCCGGCCCGCACCAGCTGATTCGTCAGCCCGCCCCAGGCGTTGTGGTGGTGGGGGACAACGCCAGCCTCTTCACAGACGCGGCGCATCTCCTCAGCCAAGCATTCAGTGCCTGAGAGCTGCTCCAGGATCACGGCTTGGGCCGCTTCCTTGAACTCCAGCCCGGCATGGCTGCTCACCTGGGCGAGGGCATGGTCCCTGGCAGTCTCGCTAGCGCTAGCAGAGAAGGCAAAGAGGGGTCCCAGGGTCACCAGCGCACCCCCTGCAGCAGCGGGTTGGAGACCGGCGGTTCAGCCGCCAGCACTGGCAGCCCTGGCACCGGCTGCGGGTTAAAGCGGTCCGGGTTGGCCATGCGCTCAGGCAGATCAGCTTTCAGGCCCCACGAGACGTTGGCGCGGCCGTTCTCATTGCGGAACACGTAGTTCAGCAGCTGCATGGGGAGCGGCAGCTCATCCATCGGATCGGGATCGAGCAGGCGCTGCGCAGCGGCATACAGCCAGATCTCGGGGGTCAGGTCTTCCTTGGCTCGGGCCGGGAACGTGGCCCACATCAGCGCAAAGGTGGCATCCCCCATGCGCTTGCCACGGGGCAGCGCTTCGGTCAATGCGCCCAGGGTGGCGGAGAAGTGCTCAAGCGACAGCATGGCCTTCCTCCATGGCACGTTGGCGGCGGATGAAGTTGGCGACGATTTGCTCTTGTGCCGTCATCGGCGAACCACTGGCCGAGAGGGGCGCACCGCCCTGCTTGGTCGGCTGAGTGAAGCGCTCCAAGTTGGCCAGGGTCACCCCTTTCCACTTGCCGTTGATCGCCAGCTCAATCTGCTGGCGGAGCATGGCATCACCGTGCTGGTTTTGGATCTTGGTGAGTTCGGTCTGCAGCAGAGACCAGGCACGGTCACCCTTGCTGCCCCCCTTCACCCGCCAGAAATCACGAATCAGATCCTCGTGGGCCAACAGGTTGGGCAAAACCTGCTTTGGGTCCTTCCTAGGGGTTCTCTCAGACTCTCTCCCGACACCTTCCCCCATACCAATAGGGGATGGAACGGTTGGAAGAGTTTTCTCAGGAGTTGGATCGGCCTCTTCCAGCGTCCTAGCTGGTGGAGGCAGAAGATCGAACTCCGTTACTGACTCTCCGGTGGTTCCCGCACCGACACAGTACGCGGGTAACTTACTCCCCCCTGTCAACTGCTGAGAGAGCAGGAGGCAGATAAAGCCCTTCCTGTCTAGGAAGTCGGGCTTTGCGGCATCGATCCTGTCGAGCAGGTCCGCCGAAATCTTGAAATTGAGCTGTGGCACGGGCGGTAGGTCTGCGGTAGTGCTCAGGTATGCAAGGCGTAGCGCTGCGGTAGCCCTGAGCTACCGGAGAACTTAGCGGGCGCTAGCCAGTGCCGCAAGGCTGCTGCGAGCTAATGCACTGCGTCCAATGAGTCGCGCTTCAGGTCAGCGCCTGGCGCACGGCATAACGGCTGATGCCCAGGGTCTCGGCAATGGAGCGCTGGCTGCGGCCGGCACGGTGCCAGCGGCGGATGCGTTGCTCACGGCTCTCGCTGCACCAGAGCAATACGCCCAGCAGCACAGCAAGGGGGAACAGCAGCAGCCACAGGGCTGCGGTGATGGTGGTCATGACAGATCTCGGGGTTCCCAGTGCGGCGCACACGGCCTGCGGCTGGGGTGGGGCCGGTGGTGAGCACTGCTCAACGCTTCCGACTAGGGAACCTTAGCACGGGATCAATTGCCATGAAAAAGCCCCTCGCGGGGCCCTCGGCTCACTGGCTGCTGCCTGTCCATCGTTTCTGGATTGGCGCCTTGCCGTCCATGGCATCCAAGGCCACTTCCAGCAGATAGGCGGCGAGGTTGCTGGTGGAACGGCCCTGCTGATCGGCATGGGTCAGCAGGCGCTGCATCACGGTGTCGGGGACCGTGACGCTGACGCGCTTCGGGGAGCGCATCACAGAGATAAGCGGGGAGGTGCGGCTCCTCATTTGGATCTCGGCGGAGGGGACCGCTAGTCGCATGGCTGGACTAGCGAGCCCTATCAACGTATGGGCTCCCTAGCGGCAAGTCAAGCGGCTATGCGTGACGCGTATCACGCTGCCAGCGACGCTCCCCAGCGGGCGGCCATCTCCACGTGACCCTTGGCCGAGTTCAACGCAAGCAGCGCAGCCCTTAGCTCCAGCTCGACCATTGCCGGCAGCTCGTAGTAGCTCAGCAGGTGCTTCAGGCAGTCCACCGCCGCCTCGGTCCCGGCCAGGGGGGAACCGTCATCGCCGCAAAGCAGCTGCGACTCGATCAGGGGCAGCGGTAGCGAGACCTTGGTTGCGACAGCTTCGGCTTCGCTGCTATTGCGCTGCATTAGCTGATAACCCTTAGTACCTCCTCAGATAATCACTTCCAACGGGTAACCGCAAGTCTTGACAAGGAGTCTCTAGAGACCCTCGCGGCGCTTGCGCCCCAAAACGCTGCACTCAACTGCAATGCCTCGCCGAGTCGGCTACATCCGAGTTTCCACTGCCACAGGTGAACAGCTCGCCGCCCTCGCCAACCAGCGCAGCCGAGTCGAGTCCACGGGAGTGGACCGGATCATCCAAGACATTCAGAGCGGCCGCGAGTCCGACCGCGATGGCTACCAAGAGCTTCTGGAGCTGATCGCCACCAAAGCCATCGACGAGGTGGTGATTTCCCGCGTGGACCGGCTGGGCAGGGACGCCGCCGACGCTGACGCCGCCATCGCCTTCGCCGCCAAAAACAACGTCACCATCACCGCCCTCGACGGGGGCACCATCGAGTCCGCGACCCCCGCCGGCTTCGTGATGAGCCGGATCATGACCACGATGGCCGAAATGGAGAGCCGGATGCTCTCCAACCGCATCAGAGCCGGGCTAAACGAGCGCAGACGCAAACGCATGCCCATCCGCGGCCGCGCCCCCTGGGGCTACCGCGTCACCGACGACAAGAGCCACTTTGAGCCCGACCCCATCGAATGGCCCCGCGTCCAGGCGTTCCTCCAACTCATGCGCGACAACAACTGGCGCATGAGCACAGCCCTCAACCTCTGGGCGCAACAGGGCCTCGGCCCCATACCCATAAACAGCTGCCGCTCCATCCGCGGTTGGCTACTCAACCCCATCCTCCGTGGCGGGATTGGCTATAAGCAACTGCCCAACAGCCTGTTTGAGGAACTTGTATGGGATACTCACGAGCCACTTCTATCCCACGAGGAAGTCGAGCGTTTCAGCCAGATACTCGAATCTAATAGACGAATGTGGGGCAGCAACAACCATCGGATTCCGCGCCTAGTCACCAGCCTCTGCAAGTGCGGCCACTGCGGCAAGACCATGAGCTATGCCGGCGGGCGCAAGACACCGGCCCTCCTATGCAAAAGCCGCGAGTGCCCGCAGCGCTACAAAAGCACCCGCGAATCCGTGATTGCCGTCGCAGTCGCCCAGGCCCTCGCCGCCAAAGCCGAAGCACTAGTGCTCAGCATCCCTAGAAACGAAACCCCTGAGCAAGCGAACCTCCGCGCCACCATCGCCTCGCTTGAAGCCCTGAACGATCCAGACCTCGCCGACGCCATCGCCGCTAAGCGGCATCGCCTGTCGCAGCTCCAATCCTCGCCCGTCGTTCCCCCTGAGGTCCTCGCCGCCCTAAGCGACCCCCGCCTGTACGAACAGGCGACCTACGAGGAACTGACGGACCTGTTTCACCAGTTTGTTTTGCAGGTGGTTGTAACCACTCAGGCGGTTGAGCGGGTGGACCTCCGCTTCTGACGTACCGATCCAGGACCCGAAAGAGCACTTGATAGGGGTCCTCAGGCATCGACGTTCGGGCTTAGGAAATCAGGCATTGCCACGCCTTGCGGTGGGGGTGGGGGGGGGGATACATACGAACTAGCGCCTGTTTTACATCAAGCAAAGTGCAGCATATAGATGCACTGGCACAGCATCACTATTCATAGCCGCTCCGTTTTGCACTTTCCGCATAACACTGCACTCCGCCGCAGCTAGACCTTCAGTCCCGCCATGCAGAGCGCCACTGCGATGACTGCGCTTGCTCTTCAGCCACTGGGTGGATCGCGTGACTGTGGCTAGCAATGGCTCTGCAGCAATGCAGCTGCACGCTAGGGAGGGAGACGGAGATCAATCGCCTAGCCTTCGCCTTGCCGCTAGGGTTCCCGAATGAGCGAATCAGATCGCGGACTGTATCCGCCCCTTGAAGCGCGGCAGCGGTTTGGCCGCACTTTGACCGCTTGGGCAGCTCGTAATGGCTGGATCCACAGCACCCTGCAGGACTGGGGCCATGAAGCGCAGTTCCCTACCACCCGCGACTCCACCTTCAACCGCCTTCAGAACGGGAAGATCGAGCAGCCCCAACCGCTGACCTTCTGCCAGCTCCAGCAGGTCAACCAACGGGTGGCCGATCAGAACTTCAAAGGGGTGAGCAGCCGGGCCCTGATGGATCGCCTCAAGGGCAGCGAGCCCATCGCCACCAACGGCAAGCTGTGGGGGGCCATGGAGTTCTTCGGGCACTTTGTCGGTGAGCTGGAGGGGCCCGACTGGTCCATCCCGCCGCAGCTGCTGACCGCTGCCGAAGCTGAGGCCCTGAGCCGTCAGCATCAGGAGCGTTTTGTAGCGATTGCGCAAGAGCGGATGGTGGCGCCGCCGGTGGCGTGGAAGGAACTGGAGCACCACTGCGCCGGGATGAGCGGGGCCGAGCGGGATCGGCTGCGCAACGTGCTCAGTGGCTGGCACCAGTGGACACCCGAGGAGTGGCAGGAACTAGTGGGCGATAAGGAAGACCCGGTGCTAGCGGCGCTCAGCAAATGGGCGGCTAGTGGTTGACGACTAGGGAGCCCTAACCTAAAGTGGCGCAGTGCCGCAGATCAGCGGCATCCGATCTCCGCACCCATGTCTGACTCCTTCCCGCAACTGGGAGGTGTCATCACGCCCGATGACATCTCAACCAAGGGGACCGGCAGCTATGCCGCCGACTATGTGAACTGGGCCAAGATCGCCCACCTTCTTCACGTTCATGCGCCCGGCTGGCAGTTCACGCTCAGCCTTGCTCCCGATGGCAGCCACGTCTGGAAAGCCCCCGATGGCACGGGCTATGTGGTGGGCTACTTCCAAAACGGGGACCAGCAGACGCCGGACTTTCCGCAGGCCTGCATGGACAACCGGAACAACCCGATCCCCTTTGAGCGGATCACGGCCCGCACCCTGACCGACACGCACCGCCGCTGCCTCTGCACCGCTGCAGCCTTTGCCTTTGGCCTGGGCTACGAGCTGTGGGCACGGGTGGAGGTGGAAAACCCGATGCGCGACGAGGAGACTGCTGCCGCCCCAGCGACTAGCGCTAGCAAGCCTCCTGCCGCCAAGGTCACCCCTGCCAAGAAGGCCCTACCCGGCAACCCCACCCCCGGTGGTGAGCGCCTCAAGCCCGAAGAGGTGCAGCAGCTGGTGGATGCCGTGCTGCAGGTCAGCGCTGAACGCCGCCAGCAGGTGGTGAGCGCCTTCCAGGACCACTTCTGCCTGCCTGCGGACAAGAAGGCCGCTGACTACATCAAGACCGCCGCGCATCGCGACTTCCTCTTGCAGCAGCTCCATGCCGAGGTCAGCTGATGAAGAGATCCGATCTGCTCACACGGCTATACGCCGAGCCATCGAAGCACTTGAAGCAACAGTCCACGAGGCTTATGCAGAAGCTGCATACGATGCCCGCATCACGGCCTACGGAAACCTCTGCGCAACGCGCATATTGCTCCAGCGGATCCACAACGATCTCTCCTTACTCACTCGCTCCCTATCTGTGCCGCGAGCGTTGGCTGATTGAAAACGGTGATGGCCACTACATGGCCATCGATTCAACCGGAGCGATCCACTGGGTACAAATACCGGAGGAGGCTCAGGTCTACGCGACTTTTTCCCTGGCCAAAGCGTCGTGGTTATGCATTTGCAGCAAACCATCGATGCAGGACCAAGGGATACGCATCAGCTCAGTTGCGTTCTATGCCCACCGCTCCACACCTCACCTCTGGTGCGCTCAATGACTAGCGCTAGCGAGCGTATGGAACAGGCTTTCCGAAACCTGCGCCGAGAAAACCCACTTGCACAGGCAGGTCAGGAGCCAAAGCCAAGGCGCTATGCCCGCACCACCAATGCGGTGAAGGTGAACTCCAGCCTCTGGCCCAACGTGATGGAGCTACTGACCAAGCACGCCGAAGCGCGTGGCCTGTCCAACAGCGGCGCGGTGCATGACTGCCTGCGCCGTTACTTCGACCTTCCTGAAATCCACTAAATCCATGGCTGACTTCGCTGCTGACGCTTTTACCCTCTGGTTCACCTGCAACCAGGACCGCAAGACCGATGGCGCCTATTGGGCCAGCTCGGAAGTGCCGGTGGAAGAGATCGAAAAGTTGTACAACTGGGCGCTGCGCCAAGAGCCCACCACCAACGACAAGGGCCAGACCTGCGTGGCAATGCGGGCCAACCTGCACCCCCGCACCAGTAAGGCCGGAAACGACTACCTGCTGCTGGCGGTGAGTGACCAGAAGCCCAAGGCTGAGTCCACCAACGCAATGCCCTTCTGATGACGAGCCCCTGCGACCCTCGCGAGCAGCAAGCCCGCCAAGACCGCTTGGATGCGGCCTACCTCGCCGATGGCCGGGACAATCCCGAGCATCCCCACTACTCCACCTACACGGCCCTGGCCGACACCGACGCCTTTAACACTGATGCAGCCGACACTTGAAGACCTGCTGGCGCAGTGGTGGCGTGAGAGTTACCCCAACGCCAACCTCAACAACACCTCCGCTGCCCTGATGGTGGCCTTCACCAGCTGGGTGCTGGAGCGCAAGGCCCAGGAGGCGCAGCAGTGATCCTCTGCGATTTTGAGATCAGCGCCCTCTGTGATGGCGGGATGGTGGAGGGCTATCTGCCCGAGCTGATCAACCCGGCCTCGTTGGATGTCCGCCTGGCCAGCAACCTGCTGATTGAGGCGGCCAGTAGCCCTGAGCTGGTGCCGCTGGATCTGTCCGGCTTTGATCAGGAGCACCCCTTTCCGTTGAAGCCGGGGCAGTTCGTCCTGGCCTCCACGATTGAGGTGTTCCACCTGCCCAGCACGGTGGCCGCGCAGTTCATGCTCAAGAGCAGCCGGGCCCGCGAGGGTCTGGAGCATCTGATGGCCGGCTACTGCGACCCCGGCTGGAATGGCTCACAGCTCACCATGGAGCTGCACAACAGCCGCCAGCTTCACCCGGTTGGCCTCTGGCCAGGGATGCGGATCGGGCAGATGGTGTTTCACCGCATGAGTGCTGCACCCCTGCGGGACTACGGCCAAACCGGGCGGTACAACAGCAAGCCCCAGGTCTGCGCCAGCCTGGGATGAACGCAGGCGAACAGCGCTGCAGCCAATGCCATGGGCGGATGCGCCTGGTGATGCAGGAGGGCACCTATGAGGGCCGCGCCAAACGCCGCCGCCATGAGTGCTACGACTGCAAACACCGCAGCACCAGCTACCACGTCAGCGAGCAGTTCTTTACGCAGCTCGTGGCTGCCCATGACATCGTGCAGCGCCTCCAAGGCCACTACTTCGACTACTGCGATCCAGCGGATGACTGATCCGCTGGCAGCAAAGGGGTGGTGGGTGACTCGGCTCTCGCGCCTGCAGCCTCACCGCTGCCCACCGCAGCGGAATGCCTAGTGATCTCGAAAGAAAACTAGGCCCCAATTCTACAAACTTTTTCACCGCTGCGACATGTACACCACGGGCACTGATCTGGACGCAGTGGACTGGCTGCTGAACCAGTCCCATGCCTACCCGCTGCTCACTGCCGAACAGGAGATCCTGCTGAGCCGGCATATCAAGGCCTGGCAGGCAGTGCGGGACAAAACCGAGCTGACCCGCCGGGACAGGGCGGCAATCAAACGGGGCCAGCGGGCCCACCGCAGCTTTTACCTCTGCAACATCCGCCTGGTGGTGCATATCGCCCAGCGCTTCACGCGGGTGAAGGGCACCATGGGCTTTGAGGATCTGGTGCAGGAAGGGCTGTGCGGCCTGGCCACGGCCATTGAGGGCTTTGACGCGGAGCGGGGCTACAAGTTCTCCACCTATGCCTACTGGTGGATCCGGCAGGCCATTGCCCGCTCCATCACCAACCAATCCCGCGTGATTCGGATTCCGTCAGGCGGCATCGACACCCTTCGCAAGGCGATGGACTACATCAAAGAGCAGCAGCGGATCCATGGCCGCACCCCGCCTCTGCAGCAGGTGGCCAAAGAGTGCAAGACCAACGTGGACTACCTGCGCAGCTACCTGACGCACTACCAGACCCCGATCAGCCTGGATTCCAAGGTGCGCCACGACAAGACCAATGGCATGAGCAGCACCTACCTCGATCTGGTGGCGGATACGGCCATCCATGAAGCCCCTTACACCGAGTCCATCGACAACGTGGAAGAGATGCTGCCGGTATACCTCGGGAAGCTGACCGACCTACAGCGGCAGGTGGCGGAGATGCGCTACGGGTTGAATGACTACGAACCGCACAGCTTCACCCAGATCGCCGAGGCCTTGGGCATGAGCCGTCAACGCGCCCAGCAGATCATGCAGCAGGCCGAGAAGGCGTTGCGCCGCAAGCTGGTGACTCACGTAGCGCCTCAAGGCATTCCAGCTCTGCAATCCGTCGCGTAGCGCCTCGGATGATCAGGTCCTGGTGCATGGCCAGCTCACACAGGCGGACCAGCATCTCTCTGGCCTGGTCTGCGCTGTAGGCCTCCACAGCCCGCCGCTGCCGTTCCAAGGTCAGCAGATGCTCAGGTCCTGGCGCCGGGATCATCCACTCACCCCAGGCCATGGCTGCAACCTAGAAGGTCTGGGCTAAGTTTCCGTGTCACAGCCGACCATGCGCCTAGTCGATACGGAACACGGCAAGTGTTGGGAAGTGTGCGGCATGGGGTATTGCCGCTATCACCAGCAGAAGTGGCAGGCGGAGGTGTTTTATCAGTACCTGCTGCAGTCTCTTGGGACTGAGGCCAAAGAGAGCTAGGCCGCTGCGGGTGGGTCGTCCTGCTCGCGGCTGAGCCAGAGCCGCACGTAGTTCTCGTCGTAGCTGATGGTGGTGATGCCGTTGGAGACAGCCATCCAAAAGCGCACGCCGGTGTCGCGGCGGGTGACTTCCCACAGGCCGGGCTGAATGCGGCGGGAGATGTTGAGGCCCTTCATGGTTCGGCGATGATGGCCCAGCCCGAGCGGGGGCCTTCGACAAGCCAGCGCGGGGACCAGTTTTTACGGCTGTAGGCAAGTCCCGCACCGCGAGGCCCGATGTAGGTCCCCAGTGCAACTGCGGCCTCACCCCATGGGTCATTCACGATGGCCGCCGTTGGCGTCAGGCCAATCACCGTGAGCCAGTGGCCACCCCCCGAGGGAGCCGCCGACGTGCCGTGATGCAGAAAGCCACAAGGGATGGGGACGCCTCGGGCGATCTGCCGCTCAAGATCCGCCCAGTCGGCGTTTTGCACAAACCGGGCCGTGATGCCATAGCTGGCCAGAGCCTTGATCTGGGCAGTGGCGTCGGTGGTGTCGCCGTACTGCTGCACCCGCTTGAGGTATTGGTCATCTGCATTGGGTCCGCCAATACTTCCCGGCCGCAGGAAGGCGGTGAGCATGGCGCAGCTGGAGCTGAAACACATCCGCTGGGCTTGACCCGACAGCGCCGAATCGCGCTGCGAGAAGTAGGGCACCTTCAGGGGATTGCCTTTGAGCGGGCCCTGCTGCAGCGGCAGCCCACTGGTAAACAGCGCCACCTCTGCGGTTCGGCGCCGCTCCAGCCCCGGCAGCACCGCTTCACCGGCATGGCACCACTTGGGTAGTTCCTCGCGCACCACCTTGGCGGGATCCTCCCCAGCCAGCAGCCGCTTGCGCAGGGTGCTCTCCTCCAGCGCGCCGAGGCCCACGTTGTAGGCAAAGCTCACTACGGCCGCGAGCTGCTCTGGCCGCCACTTCGCTGCCATTGGCAGCAACTGCAGCACACCTGGCGCAAACAGGTGTTCCACGTCATTGGCCAGCAGCTCCTCGGCCATGGCCTGGGTCACAACGTCGCCCATCCGCACCGCTGCATCCATATAGCGGGTGGTGCCATACCCAATGGTGGGCACACCCGTGACATCGCGGTAGGCCTCTAGGCGGCAGCCCTCAAACTCCTTGATCAGCTTCAATGCCGGCGTTAGCCAGGCCGGCGGCAAGGATTCCTTGGCCGGTGGATCAGCGCGGTACAGCTCAGCAAACTCCTTGAGCTGCTCAGCGGTGAGCTGCTCTTCCAGCCAATTCCAAGCGGCGAGCTGGTGGCTCAGAGCCTTGTAGTGCTTGGCCGCATCGGCCAGCTTGATGATGCCCACAGTTCAGCGCCGGCCCTTTTTGCCTTCGGCCGCCACGGCCTTGAGCACGGCGATCACCAGCTGCCCCCAGCTGTTGGCTTTGACCCGGCGGGTTAGGGGCAGAGCTTCCGAGACACCGAGCAGCACCACCAGGACACCGCACAACGCGGATAGCTGTTCAACGTCCATGAGGCTGGCGCTTTGGCCTAGTTTTCCGGCCTAGCTCTTGGCTTCCAGTGCAGCCAGCCGCTGCTCGATGGAGCCAATGCGCGGGTACAACTCCTGCCTGTCCTCTTTGATCTCTTGGCGCAACAGGCTGACTTCACCGGCGATGTGCTCCACCGCTGAGGTCAGCCGCACCACGGCCATCGAGGCTTCACTGTCCCGGCGGAAGAGGTTGCCAACGCCGCTGGCGGCAATACCGATACCAGCACCAACGGCGGCAGCAAAGACCTCAATCACTGCAGGCGGGACGTGGCGCTCTGGCTAGGTTGCCCGCGACTAGGGGACGATCTGCCCACTGGTGAAGCCACCCTCAAAGGAGATGGTGTCACTTGCTGGTTCAGCAGGTGTAGGCGGCTGCGGAGCGTTGGGATCGGGCGGCCAGCTGCTGTACTCGGGGCTGGTGACGAACGCTGCCAACTCCTCGGTGGTGGTGGTGGCGGTGATGCCTGAGATCTTCAGCTCACAGGCCAGGCGCAGATCCTGACGCCAGCCCTGGATGGCGGGGTCGATCACGGTGCCGTTGTCCTGCTGGCGGATCACCATCCAATCGGTGGGCACCAGCAGAGTGCCGCAGGTGGTGCGTGTCTGAGCGGTCCACTGCTCCACGAGCTGGGTGTGGTCCTTGGGTAGCCCAGGGCCCCAGTAGAAGCGCTGGTCGTAGGGAGCGGGGTCAGGCTCCTCGGTGATGCCGATGGCTTCCCGCTGCTCTGGCGTGGCAAGGCGTAACCAGTTGGCCGGGTATTGGATGCCGTCGTGGGTGAACGCCACGTCAGGCGAGAGGGGCTTGCCGTCGAGGATGAACATGGCTGGTAAGGCGGTGGGTTACATCGGGCTGGGCCCAGAAGGCTTGTTC